TGAGGGAGAGCGTAAAGGTGCAAGTAACCTACGACTTTCTCAAATCGGAAAGCCAGACCGTCAAATCTGGTATGGAGTGCGGGGTGAAGAAGGGGAGCCTCTGGATGGACAGACCCGTATCAAGTTCCTTATGGGACATGTCCTTGAGGCTCTCCTGATTTGCTTGACCAAAGTGTCCGGCCACACAGTAGAAGAAGCGCAGGACACAGTAGAGGTAGAGGGTGTGCTTGGACACCAGGATTGCGTGATTGATGGTGTGCTGACAGACATCAAGTCTGCATCGTCTTTTGCCTTCAAGAAGTTCAAAGAGAACCGGCTGGCTGACGATGACCCATTCGGTTACATTGCACAGATTAGTGCATACGCAACAAAAAACAATCGTGACAACGCAGCTTTCTTCGCCATTGACAAGAACAGTGGTGAGCTTGCAATCACAAAGGTTCATTCACTTGAAATGATTGATGCGCCATCCCGTGTGCGGCATCTCAAGCAGGTGGTATCTAGCGACACAGCACCAGAGCGTTGCTATTCTGATACAAGGGACGGGGAGTCAGGCAACCGCAAGCTGGTGATTGGTTGTGTGTTCTGCCCCTACAAAAAGAAATGCTGGGCAGACGCCAATGGTGGTGCAGGTCTTCGTGCATTCAAGTATTCTAATGGCGTGAGGTATCTGACGCAGGTAGCCAAGACACCGAACGTCGAAGAAATCAAGGTATGAAAAGAAAGAAATACAAACACCAATACAAATCAAACTCTGAATACGATGCAGCACAACAGCTTCACAAACTAAAGATTGATTTTGAATATGAACGGGACAAGCTTGAGTATGTATGGACAGAAAACAAAAGCTACACGCCAGACTTCTTCTTGCCCAATGGCATCATCCTCGAAGTCAAAGGCCGGTTTATGGTTGAAGACAGGAAGAAGCATCTGTTCATTAAGAAACAATACCCGAAGCTGGACATTCGTTTTGTCTTTGATAATCCTTATCGCAAGTTATACAAAGGCGGCAGGATGACATACGCAGATTGGTGCGACAAATACGGATACAAGTTTTGTAAACTTAACGACGGGATACCAAAGAATTGGCTTGACAAGAAATAATATGACCAGTAAAATAACAATAAATCTGGACGAGTTTAGGCCAGACGAATCATCACCAGAGCGCACACTATTTCTGTGCGTTATATTACAGGCTCTACTTGATGCCTCTAAACGAGCATACAATGGGGAGCCGAAGGAATCTATATTGGAGCGAGACAGAGCGATTGCTTGGTTCTTTGCCTCTGTCGGCACAACTGCCGAAGACTTTGAAGAGGTATGCACCAACGCAGGAGTTGACCCTGATTACATGAGGGACTTCGCAGTAAAAGTTTTGAAGACAGGAGAGATTGAATATGTCAGACGGAGAATCAACGCAATCCTTGGACACTAAGTTCAACTACTTTGAGAGTGACCCTGTAAATAGCCCCGCACATTACAACCGCAAGGGTGTAGAGGCAATCCAGGCTATTGAGGCAAGCATGTCACCCGAAGAATACCGTGGCTACTTGAAGGGTAACTGCATGAAATACTTGTGGCGTTACCAATACAAAGGCAAGCCTGTGGAAGACCTAAAAAAATGTCGATGGTATCTCGATAAGCTTATTGCTTCCACAGAACAGATGTAGTATAATTGGAGTCTTCGACTAATGAAAGTATCATTGATTGATTACATGGGCAGTGACCTTACAGTAGTAAATGCTGCCCGTGTCTCCTTCAACAAGGAGTCACAACGAGTAGAGAACGGCAACCAAATGGACTTGTCTGAAGCAGACCAGAAGCTTATCAAATACTTAGCTTCACATGGTCACTGGTCGCCCTTCTCACATTGCTTCTTCCAGTTCAGGATTGAAGCACCTTTGTTTGTAGCACGACAGCTTATCAAGCATCAGGTAGGGCTGGCTTGGAATGAAGTAAGTCGTCGCTACGTTGACTACGAACCAAAGTTCTATGTGCCTACGCATTGGCGTAAACGTGCAGACAATGTAAAGCAAGGCTCTTCCGATGAAGAGATACCGTTCAGCATTCAGTCTGCCGTTAATGTTGCGTTGACTAAATACAACGACATGCTTGAAGAAGGCATTGCACCGGAGGTAGCACGCATGGTGTTACCACAGAACATGTATACCGAATGGTATTGGTCTGGCTCATTGTATGCCTTCAGCCGTGTAGTTAATCAGAGGCTCGACAAGACTGCCCAAAAGGAAACACGAGACATCGCAGATATGATTAGTCAGGAGTGTGCAAGATTTGATTTTAAATATAGCTGGAAAGCATTAACAGGAGAGGAGCTACGAACCGATGACAGGGAAAACTATTATGACTAATCACCTACCGACAGATTACCAAACATTTATTGCAACATCTAGGTATGCTAGATGGATTGAGGAAGAAGGACGACGAGAGACATGGCCTGAAACGGTTGGTAGATTTATAGATAACATAGTTCGCCCTGCAGACATCGACACAAAGACCATCAACGACATTGAGGATTCTATTCTTAGCCTTGAGGTTATGCCTTCCATGAGAGCATTGATGACCGCAGGCGAAGCAGCAGACCGTGACAACACATGCGTATATAACTGCAGCTACCTGCCGGTTGACCATCCCCGTGCCTTTGATGAGGCTATGTTTATTCTTTTGTGTGGCACAGGCGTAGGCTTTAGTGTCGAGCGTCAGGCCATCAGCAAGCTTCCGACAGTCCCTGAAGACTTGTCAGAGGTAGAAGATGTAATCGTTGTGCAGGACAGCAAAGAAGGCTGGGCAAAGTCATTGCGTAAGCTTATCTCTCTGCTATATGTAGGCGACATTCCGAAGTGGGACTTGTCTAAGATTCGTCCAGCAGGCGCACGACTCAAGACATTTGGTGGCCGTGCCTCTGGTCCAGACCCGTTGAATGACTTGTTCAACTTTGTTGTTGGCAAATTCAAGGGTGCAGCTGGCCGCAGGCTCAACAGCGTAGAGTGTCACGACATCATGTGTAAGATTGGCGAGGTTGTAGTTGTTGGCGGTGTTCGCCGCAGCGCAATGATAAGCCTGTCCAACCTGTCGGATGACCGTATGCGCCACGCCAAGTCTGGTCAGTGGTGGGAGAATGAAGGGCAGCGTGCCTTGGCTAACAACTCTGTTGCCTACACAGAGAAGCCCGACATGGAGACATTCATGCGTGAGTGGACAGCCCTGGTTGAGTCTAAGTCTGGTGAGCGTGGCATCTTCAGCCGTGACGCAGCAGACAAACATGTAGCCAGAAACAATCGCCGTGAGACAGGCAGGGAGTGGGGAACAAACCCATGTAGTGAAATCATTCTGCGTCCCTATCAGTTCTGTAATCTGACAGAGGTTGTTGTTCGTCCTATGGACACAGAGAAAAGCTTGACAAGTAAAGTAAGGATTGCTACAATATTAGGAACGATTCAATCTACGTATACACACATGCCGTATCTTCGTCCTGTGTGGAGACGCAACACTGAAGAGGAAAGGCTGTTGGGCGTAAGCTTGACAGGTATTATGGACAATGAAATTACCAGTAAACCATCTGCGAAACTACTTAACAAACTTCGTGACGTTGCCATACAAACAAACAGCGAAATTGCTGAGTCACTTGGAATTGCTCCATCAGCAGCCATCACTTGCGTTAAGCCTTCGGGAACTGTGTCGCAGCTTGTTGATAGTGCCTCTGGTATTCACGCTCGTCATAGCGAATACTATATACGCACTGTTAGGGGCGATAACAAAGACCCGCTGACACAGTTTATGAAAGATGCAGGCATACCGGCAGAGCCGTGTGTAATGAAGCCGGACAGCACCACTGTCTTCAGCTTCCCTGTTCATTCGCCGGACAACGCAATCACCCGCAACGACATGACTGCTATTGAACAGCTTGAGTTGTGGAAGACCTACGCCCTTGAGTGGTGTGAACACAAACCGTCTGTCACCATTACGGTGCGTGACGAGGAGTGGCTGAAGGTAGGTGCATGGGTGTATGACAACTTCAACATCTGCTCCGGTGTGTCTTTCCTACCGCACAGTGACCACACATACGCACAAGCTCCTTATCAGGACTGCGACAAGGTGGTCTATATGGAAGCAGCCAAGGCTATGCCTAAGTCGATTGACTGGTCACGCCTCTCTGAATATGAGAAGGAAGACAACACTGCAGGCACACAAACACTAGCATGTTCTGGTGACAGCTGCGAAGTAGTTGACTTGACCGCAGCATAAGGAGAGGTTGACACATGGCGTTAATAGATAGAAACGATTTAGTGGAGATATATGGACAAGGGGCTTGCACTTATTGCAAAAAAGCTGTTGAAGTATGCGAGACATACAAAGTCCCTTATCAATATTATACCGTAAGAGAAGACATCACATTGGATGAGTTCAAAGAAATGTTTCCACATGCCAAAACAGTTCCTCAAATTAAATTAAATGGAACATGGATAGGCGGCTTCAAAGAGCTTGAGGCAGAGTTTAGATTATGAGTAGCCCGTGCAAAGCAAAAGAAGCAGATGTCGAAAGCTGTGAATTACACAACATACACGACATCTGCATCCACTGTGGAAGAACAGAGCGTGACATTGCCAACTGGCAGAGCCTGTCACATGAGGAAAAGAAACAAGCAAACCTGATAGCCAAGCAAAGGCTCAAAGGTTTGTGGCATAAGTAAGGAGAACGCTATGCGTGATACAATGTTAAACTCAATGGTTGCCTATATGGAAGGCAAAAGAGAGAAGCACAAAGCCAATGTAGAAATATATCTAAGTAATCCAGCAGGCATTGGTGAGCATCCAGATGTAATGGAAGCATTGGAAAGTGAGATGAAACAAATAGCAGAATGCAATGACATTCTCGAAGTCATTGGGGATTTATTGTGACTGAAATAATTTTAAATGATTTAGAAAAAGAGATTGCTCTGCTTGTCGCTAAAAGTAGATACTATGGTAACAGAGACAAAAACATTAAAAGAAAGTTGGTGGCGCATGAATTGGATGGCGTAAAAGCTGACATCATGGGAGCCGAGTCTGAATTAGCAGCTTGTAAATTGCTAGGAGTTTACCCCCTTGACTTGTTCACAATTGGAGTTAAGGGCGTGGCTTCTGGCCTGGACATGGGCGACATTAAATATAACAACATAAAGATTGATGTTAAGACAACTAAGTGGCAGACCGGATGCTTGATGGCTAATTCTAAAAATAATAATATAGATGTCTTCCTTCTTTTGGTAGGCTCTGAAGGCAGATACGAATGTCGTGGCGGCATAGATGCAAAGACATTGTATCAAGATGAAAACTATGGTGACAGGGGCGGCAAGTTTAGAAGAGCTTGCTGGCACATGGAACAGTCAAGTCTGATAGACTATAAAAAACTTCTTGACTTAGCAGCATAAATTTTATATAATATAAGTGTGGTGGCGGGTTCAATACTCCATTTCTCTCTCTGGCTTGCCATCACATTTTTATTTTTAGGAGACACAACATGGAATACACAATTAAATTTACTGAACAAGAACTGAATATTATTCTTGCTGCTCTTGGTGAGCTTCCTGCAAAGAACACGATTGACTTGATTATGAAAATCAAAGACGAGGCATTACTTCAAATGTCGCAGGCTCCGGCAGTAGAAGAAGAAGATGACGCAGCTGATTTGCAATCTTCCTAGCCTAAAGGTTTATGTTCGGAATGAATATCTTTATGACCACGAGAAAGGTCATGGAGAGTTTACTGAAGGGCATTGGGTATCGGCCAAGTCATTACCTGGCCGTGCCTTTTACTTTGAAACATTCCTTCCTAAATATGGTGCGCTGTATGACAAGCTGCCCATCTCTGCATTTGTTTTAGAACCAAAGACACCTACACCAGATATGAGCCTAGAGAACCTGCAGTTTTGGAACTGCATGGACTACGGCGTTACGGCTGTCTACAAACAATTTATTGGCAGCATGGACTTCGAGGTTCTAACACGTGACCACGGCATCATGCATGGTATCTACATCTGCACTCTTGATAACTACCATGCTTCTGCAGACGAAGTAGACTACAGCACATCAGAGATTCCAGCAGAACACAAATCATTTAACTTATTAGAGCTTGACAATGGACAGTATTGCCTGTATCCTAATAACAGAATGAGGGTGTATGACAATTCGCTTACACCCAAAGAACCTAAGATGCCTGACTTCAAAGTATCTACACGATACTATCAAGTAGAGAATGGGTTTGAATACAGGCTTGGAGATACTGACGAATACTTTTGGAAAACAAAATGAAGAAAAGACCTGTAATATATATTGGCTATGATGTTCGTGATGACCGTGCCTTTGAGGTAGCAGCACACAGCATCAGAAAGTATAACGATGAATACGATATTATCCCGCTACGTGAGCCTGCTCTGCGCCGTATTGGCCTGTATCGCCGTGCTAGTCGTGTCTTTGAGCATGACCCTAAACAAAGATATGATGTCTTTGATGGAAAACCATTTAGCACAGACTTTACATTTACACGATTCCTTGTTCCCGCACTTCAGCAATACGAAGGAATAGCCTTGTTTATGGATGCTGACATGCTGATTCGTGCAGACATAGCCGGTATCTTTGAGGTGTATGGACGCCGCACAGAGTTTGCCCTGCAGTGTGTCAAGCACAAGTATCAACCAGATTCAAAGGCAAAGATGGACGGAGTAGCACAGACCAGATACCACAGAAAAAACTGGTCAAGCTTTATGCTGTTTAACTGTAGCCATCCTAGCAATGCAAAGCTAAC